CGCCGGGATGACACCGACTTCACGCAGTACGCTGAAGGCGGTAAAGTCAATGCGGCTGGCAACTACACCAAGCCTGATCTGCGCAAGCGGATCGTGTCGCAGGTCAAAGCAGCAGCCACCCACGGCACTGGCGCAGGTCAGTGGTCCGCCAGAAAAGCGCAGCTTGTGGCCAAGAAATATAAAGCCGCTGGCGGAGGGTACAGAGATTGAAAGCCCCGCAAAAATCGCTCAAGGACTGGGGTGACCAGAAATGGCGCACCAAGTCCGGCAAGCCGTCAAGCAAGACGGGGGAGCGGTATTTGCCCGAAGCTGCCATAAAATCTCTGTCACCGGCTGAGTACGCCGCAACAACCAAAGCCAAGCGTGCTGGCAAAGCCGCAGGCAAACAGTTTGTAGCCCAGCCCAAGACCATCGCAAAGAAAACAGCAGGGTTCAGATAATGGCAACCTCCGGTACATCCAGCTTCAACCTCGACTTGACGGAAATCGTTGAGGAGGCGTTCGAGCGCGTGGGCTCCGAATTGCGCACGGGTTACGACTTGAAGACCGCCCGCCGGTCGCTGAACCTGATGTTTGCCGACTGGGCGAACCGTGGCATCAACATGTGGACGTTCGAGCAGGGCTCCATCTCGTTGGTAGCTGGCCAAGCCACATACAACCTCCCGGCCGACACGGTGGATTTGCTGGAGCACGTCATTCGCACGGGCGCTGGCAGCGCATCGACACAGGCAGACCTGACCATCACGCGGATCAGCGTCTCGACCTACGCCACCATCCCCAACAAGCTGCAGCAGGCAAGGCCGATTCAGGTTTGGATCGAGCGTTTGAACACCCCACGTATCACCGTGTGGCCCGTGCCAGATGACAGCCAGCCGTACACCTTCGTGTACTGGCGCATGAAGCGCATCCAAGACGCTGGCAACGGCGTCAACACAATGGACATGCCCTTCCGGTTCATCCCCTGCATGGTGGCGGGCTTGGCCTATTACTTGGCCCTGAAGGTGGATGGCGGCGCTGAGCGCCTGCCGATCCTGAAGCAGCAGTACGACGAAGCGTGGCAACTGGCCAGTGATGAGGACCGCGAGAAGGCGTCCGTGCGGTTTGTTCCGCGCCAGATGTTCATCGGAAGCGGCACGTAAATGGGAAACCGGTTTTCCTCTGGCAAGAACTCGATCGCCATGTGCGATCGTTGCGGGTTTCGCTTTAAGCTGACCACGCTGCGCAAAGAGGTGATCAAGACCAAGACGTACAATCTCTTGGTGTGCGACGCTTGCTGGGACCCTGATCAGCCGCAGTTGCTGCTCGGTATGTACCCTGTGGATGATCCGCAGGCAGTGCGCAACCCTCGCCGGGATACGACCTACGTGACCGCAGGTGTGAACCCTGCCGGTTTCACTACGGGTGGTAGCCGGGATATTCAGTGGGGCTGGAACCCGGTAGGCGGGTCCCGGTTCTTTGACGATGCGCTGACGCCAAACTACTTGGCGTTGAACGTAGAAGTTGGTACAGTCACAGTTCAGATAGGAGTTTGACATGGACGCAAATAAAGCACTCAAAACCCACATGGCCAAAGGCATGAAAGACGCGCATCCCGATGCTGCGGTTAAAAAAATGCGAGCCGGTGGCAAGACCAACAGCGATATGCTGAAGATGGGTCGTGGCTTGGCCAAGATTGCCAACCAGAAGTCCCCCGGCCGTAAAGGAGCCTAACATGGCCACCTACAAAAACCCCACATACAAGCCTCTCGCTGAGGCTGGAACCATGCCTGTGCGCGAAGCGCTCAAGGCCAACGTGTCGGTTGCCAACCACCGCAGCAATCCCTACCCTGAGACCAAAACCTCGGGCATCAAGATTCGCGGCACTGGCGCGGCTACCAAAGGCGTGATGGCTCGCGGCCCTATGGCGTGAGGACGGCATGAACTACACCCAGCTAAAAGCGGCGATCATCGCCTACACGGAAAATCAGGACGCTTCGTTTGAGGCGGAAGTCCCTGTCTTCGTGAAGCAGGCTGAGCAGCGCATTTACAACTCGGTGCAGTTCCCCTCCTTGCGCAAGAACGTCACGGGCAACACAACGGTCAACAACAAATACTTGGCCTGCCCTGCTGACTTCTTGGCCCCCTACTCCATGGCCGTCATTGATGCGACGGGCGCGTACGAGTACCTGCTCAACAAGGATGTGAACTTCATCCGACAGGCGTACCCCACACCGACATCGACAGGCATCCCGAAGTACTATGCTCTTTTTGGGACCCAGACCAATGACCCCAATGAACTGTCCTTCATCCTCGGGCCAACCCCCGCTGCGTCTTACGGCGTTGAACTCCATTACTTCTACTACCCTGAGTCGATTGTTGACGCAGGTACTTCGTGGCTTGGTGACAATTTCGACTCTGTGCTTCTGTATGGTTCGCTGATTGAAGCGTACACCTACATGAAGGGCGAGCAGGACATGCTGACCTTGTACAACCAGAAGTTCATGGAAGCGCTTGCGTTGGCCAAACGTCTGGGTGACGGTATGGAGCGGCAGGATGCCTACCGCTCTGGCCAATTCCGCCAAAAAGTAACATAATTGGCTATTAAGGAGAACACGTGGCAACCGTAACAACGACCAAAGGCGACATGGACGTCGAGCTTCTTGAGAAGCGCGAAGGGCAGTCCGAGAACGACGACGAGATAGTTAATTGGGTGGAGTACTGGTTAGCTGGTGAGTTGGTTCACCGATCCGTGCACCTTCACTTAAAGAAAGCGCTTGTGATCGGCGCATCCACTGCAGTTTTTGAATAAAGGAGCCTGTCATGGCAAACACGCAAGCAATGTGCACCTCGTTTATGGGCGAGCTGCTGACCGGAACACACAACCTTACGCCGGGCACGGGTGACTCGTTCAAGGCCGCTCTGTACCTCTCGACTGCGACAGTCAACGCCGCGACAACCGTGTACTCGGCTACCAACGAAGTTGCCGGTTCGGGGTATACCGCTGGTGGCGTCGCTGTTACAAACGGTACTGCGCCGCTGAGCACAAACACTTCCGCCACTGCGGGTACAGCTTACTGGACCCCTTCTGCGTCGATCGTGTTCCCCTCTGTCACACTGACTTCCTCGTTCAACTGCTTGTTGATATACAACACAAGCAAGGCCAACAAAGCAGTTAGCGTGCACACGTTTGGCGACCAGACGATCACGGCTGGTACATTTACGCTGACCATGCCTTCAAACAGCACATCTACAGCGCTCCTGCGTTTGGCGACTACCTGATATGCCGATCGCACAAGCCGCCACCACCAGCTTCAAGGTTGAACTGCCGCAAGGCGTCCACAACTTTGGCCCCACGTCGCCCGACACGTTCAAGATCGCCTTGTACACAGCAGCCGCCAACTTGGATGCAAGCACAGCGGTGTACACCACGGCGGGCGAAGTTGTGGGGGCGGGCTACACGGCCGGAGGCAATACGCTGGTGATCAGTGTGTCGCCTGTTGCTGCCAACAACTTGGACAATGTGCCAACCGCATACTTCTCGTTTTCCAACACGGAGTGGTCGCTGGGCACATTTACGGCTCGCGGCGCGTTGATTTACAACACCAGCAAGGGAAACAAATCGGTTGCGGTTCTGGACTTTGGCTCAGACAAGACGGTCACCGACGAGAACTTCTCGATCATCTTCCCAACACCTACTGCCAATAGCGCCATCGTGCGTATCTCATAAGGAATGCCATGAGCACAGAATCAATCCAGACCGTTGACCGCGTTGCCGCCGCGCTTGTTACACAACGCCAAGGCGCAGACTCTGTGGCTGCTGGGGGCGTTTTCACCGTGACGTGTATCGGCCCTGACGGCGTTGAGAAGTGGTCCGACACGTTCCACAACCTCGTGGTCAACCAAGGGCTGCAGGACATGAACACCCAGTACTTCAAGGGTGCTGCGTACTCCGCCGCTTGGTACTTGGGTCTGGTCACTGGCCCCGGCTCTGGCAACACGTACGCTGCGGGAAACACCTTGGCCTCTCACGCTGGCTGGGTGGAGAACGCTAACTACACTGGCACACGCCCGGCTGTGAGCTTTGGCACCGCCACAACAGCGGACCCTTCGATCATCTCCAACGCAGCCGCACCCGTGGCGTTTTCCATTACGGCCAACGCTCAGACAATTGCTGGCGCGTTCTTGTGCAGCGTGACTTCTGGCACATCGGGCATATTGTTCTCGGTGGGCAACTTCACTGGCGGCGACAAGTTTGTGGATAGCGGAGATACCCTGAACGTGACCTACACGTTCTCGCTTGACGCGGCTTAATTGGCAGCGCGGTGTTCAGTGACGGCCCATTTGCCCAAGCCCCCTTCTCGACGTTAGCGGAGAGCAGGCGGGTTTTTTCCGCCGAAATTTTTGAGTCGTCATCGGTCTCGTCCACCACCTCCGCACAGGGTGCTTTCCGCGCATCCGCAAACGAGAGCGCGTTTGTACTCTCGGACAAATTCAGTTTCGGCAACATCCTCTTTGCGGCGTTGTCGGAGGGGGCTGTCGGTACAGCCCTGACACCGGCATCCGCGATACTCCGAGCAGCCATGCTGGAGGCGGCGGGGATATCCTCAGCAAACACAGTCACACTGCAAGCGGTTGCCTCCCAGCAAGAGCTGGCCACGGGCGCATCGACCACCACCGCTCAGGGCGTTTTCCGGCCGTCCATAGCTGAGAACGCATACGTATTCTCGGACAAGTTCAGTTTTGGGAACATTTTCCTTGCGGATATGGCCGAGGGGGTTACGGGCGTTGCGGTATCTGCGGCATCGGCAATCCTCCGCGCAGCCATACTGGAGTCGGTAGGGGCGTCGTCAGCAGCGACCGTCATCATGCAGGCGTACGCCTCCCAGCAAGAGCTGGCCACAGGCACGTCGTCTTTCCTCTCGCAGGTAGATTTTGTCTCCGCCGTGGTTGCGGGAGCGGCAGGCGCATCCAGCGTACAGGCGCAGCTTGACGCCGTAGCAACGATGCCAGAAGGCGCATCGACATCCACCACCGCCACGGCGCAAGTCTTCTTTGTTGCCCAGCAGGCGGAGAATGCAAGCGCACAGGATGCGCTGGAGGCCATCAAAGAGATCAACGTCCACGTGGTGGGCGTGCAGTTGCTTTTGCGCATCGGGGATGTGCTGATCTGGTCGTCGATCCCTACGCCGCAGAACCCAGACTGGCAACCTGTGGTCGATACGCAAAACCCCACATGGGTGGCGGTGAACAACAATCAGATGCCGGTGTGGCAAGTCGTTGCAGACAGCCAAAGCGCAAACTGGCAAAATGTGGACAATCTTCAGGGCCCCGGCTGGTCCGACATCCCCTCATAAGGCGCACCATGGCACTTGTAGTAAAAGACCGAGTTAAGGAAGCCACGACCACGGCGGGCACGGGCACAATTACGCTCAACGGCGCACCCGCAGGGTTCCAGTCCTTTGCCTCCATCGGCAACGGCAACACCACCTACTACTGCATCACAGACTCAGGAACCGGGGATTGGGAGGTGGGCTCAGGCGCATACTCCAGTACTGGCCCGACTCTGACGCGAGCTGTAGTGCTGGCCTCCAGCAACGCTGGGGCGCTTGTGAACTTCACCGGCAACTCCAAGGACGTGTTCTGTACGCAACCTGCGGGCCGTGCCGTATACATGGATGCCCAAGTAGACGCGGGGCGGGTCCCCTTGACCCAGAACCCCGGACAGGGCCCAGTGTGGGTTGTGCCGGAGAACCCGTTTGCCTTTTCAATGATTTTTGGAGCCTGACATATGTCTTTTAACGCCAACGCCATTCTCTTGTCGGGCAGTGATCAAACCCTGTTCCAAGCCCCCGCAGGAACAGAAGGCGCAATGCACGGATTGGTTTTCAACAACTCAGGCCCCGAGGCTGCGTTCCTGACTTTGAAGTTTTTGGATGCGTCCACTGCGATCACACAGATCGTTCTTCAGGACTTTCTGATCCCTGCGGACTCCCAGTTCACATGGCCCAAGCCGATTGACCTTGCCAGCGGCGACGCGGTGATTGCTTCCGGCAGTGGCTTGGTTGCCCTGCAGTCCACGTATATTCAGACGGCCGTTCCGGCAGCGGTTGGCTTTGTTGGTCGCGGCGCGTGGACTTCCATCGCGTTGTACAACCCCAACGACGTGGTGAGCTACAACAACAACTCGTACTTGGCCAACAACGCCAACACGAACTCCGCGCCTCCAAGCGTGAACTGGACGCTGCTTGCCGCGCAAGGCGCAGCAGGGACCATCACCAACACTGTGCGGACTCCAACAGCCATCTACCCTCTGACTGGCGGGTTGGCGGTCAACCCTACGGGTCCGCTGGAGGCCAGTGAGTACGCACCCCTGTACTCCGTTAATGCGCGGCTGTATCGCACGTTCCAAGTCACCACGGCTGCGGATACCACGTTTGCTTCGCCCGTCTTTGCACTGAACGTGGATGCCGACTCCACAAACATTTCACCCGCGCTGACGGAGAACACAAACTACATCTGGCGCTGCCGTGACGTGTCGGAGGAAGGCGTCATCTCTGACTGGATGACAACGCAGGCGTTCCTGACCAAAGACTACTCGGTCAACACCCCGACCGTGACGGTTGAAGGTGCTCCTTCTTCGGTCAACCAGTCGCCGCTGATTACACTGTCCGCGTACACAACATCCCCTGACCAAACAGCAACATACCTGTCTACCGACTGGGAAGTCCGTCGGGTGTCTGACAACGTGCTGGTGTACTCCAGCTACGGCGACACGGTCAACGTGTCGTCCCTTTTGATTCCCCCGGGAGTGCTAGTTACCAGCACGGCGTACGCCTTCCGCGCACGTTACAACAGCACGATCTACGGCTCCAGCGCCTACGGCTCGACATCAGCGACAACGCTTGCCACATTTACACAGCAGCTTTTTACTGCCGCACCCTTCGTTGCGAGCGCGACGGTAGTCACACCCTCGCAGTTCCCCGCTAAGAAAATTTTTGCAATTGACAGCACGCGATCGATCCAGTTTTATCAGCGATTTAACGGCAATAGTTCGCTCGGGGCTAATGCGTATCGGTGGTATATGGCCGTGGTCACAAACACGGCTAATGGCCCCGTTACCGACGTTACAAAAGCACTGATACTGCCTGACACGGTAAGCGCTGCAGGTAGCGCTTCTCCTCAACTTGTCATGCGAACAACGACTACGGGGTATATGGTTTGGGGCAATTCATCCCAGTTGCAAACTATTTTTGCCGACTTCACAGTTTCCGGCGACACCATCACGTTGGGTACGCAGACAGCAATAGGGTTGGGGTCCGGCGCAGCAATCAACCAAAACCCAACAATAAACACCATCCGAGACGGGTGGTACATGATCACGCACAACTTTTTTGACGGATCAAACTCATTTACGCGTGTATTTGGGGTGGATGTGACTGGAGGGGCACCGGTTACCGGGGCTTCGCTATCTTTGCCA